CGCGCCGGCGTTCGCGCTGGTCTCGAGGACGACCGTGCCCTCGAACGCTTCCTCCGCGGCGACGACCAGCGTGAGCAGGAAGGTCATCCCGGGGCGGACTGCGATCACGCCGCCGGCGCCGTCCGCAGTGAGTGTGCCTGTCTTCAACATTCGTCGCTCCTCAGACTTGTGCCATGTTGCCGACCAACCGGTCGAGCGCCGAGTCGCGATCCATCTGCGTCTCGGAGCCGGCCTTCATCGCGGACGCCAGGTCCTTGGCCTGCACGGCCTGCTGCGCTTGTTGCTCCGCCTGCGCCTGCGCGTTGACGATCTGGGCGGCCTCCTCGTCGCTGCGAATCGCGAGCGGGTCGACCCCGAGCATCTCGGCGTAGTTGTCGACCAACTTCTCGCTCTTCACCTTGGCGCGCATCTCGGGGAACGTCGCGATCGACGGGATGACGATCTGGAGGAACCGGTCCTGCGCGACCACACCCACGAGCTTCTGCGCCTGGCTCAGAATGGAGATGTATTCCGGCTTCATCCCCCGCCCTTCGATCTCGGGGGGCGGGTCGGGGATTAGGCCGGCGTTGACCATCAGCTTGAACACGCGGTCGACGAGTGGGTCGAGCAGCTCGTCGTTCGTGCGCTCGAGCACCGGACCAAGCGCGAGCAGCTTCTCTTCGTGGCGCTCGTCGATCTCCCTGGCCGTCGGCGGGGCGGTGCCTCGGTAGGGGTCGATCGTCGCCAGCATCAGGAACAGGTCCTCAAAGAAGGCGCGCTTGATCCGATACTCGACAGCCTGGACCGCTTTCCCGAGATGCTCGAGGTTCAGGTTCATCTCGTGAGCGGCCCTTAGCCCCTGCATGCCCTCGCGGACGTCGACGTAGGTGATGTCGCCCGGGAGGATCGACGTCTTCTGCGTGCGCAGTGCGGTTGGGCCCACCATCGGCGGGTCGACCATCTTCGCGAGCGCCTGGCCGAACTTGCGCTCCATGATCTGCAGCTGCTTGTTGTCCCCGAGGGCGGTCATCCCCGGGCAGTCGGTGCCGTAGCTGTCCTCGCCGGTCACGTCCCACCGCGGCGCGAGGATCGGGAACGTCTCGAACCCGCTCTCCCGCAGGAACACGGGCTGCGCGTTGCCGACCTCCCAGTGGTTGCTCGCGTAGGGCAGGAACTTCGCCTCGAGGCGGTCCGGCTGGCGTTGCGGGTTCGGCTGCACGAGCCAGCGCACGGTGACCGCGGTCTCGTAGTCGCCGCGATCGTAGAGCGTCTTGGCGGTGCTCGAGACCTTCGACCAGTCGACGTCGCGTCCGTTGGCGCGCAGCGCGAAGGTTTCGATCAGCTGCAGCACCGTGAGGTCATACTCGCGCGCGAACGCACAGACCTGGCCGCGGTAGTCGTGCCCCAGCACGTAGGACCCGACGGGGTAGGCGTAGCAGCGGAAGATGTCCTGGTCGTCCTGCAGGACCCCGACGGCAGCCGTGCCGAAGACCCCCATGTCGCCATAGACCGTCGGCAGCACGTTGTAGAGGTTCGACACCCCGAACAGCGTGAGCATGCGCGACGTCACGACCTGGAGCCACTCGCGCACCGCGCCAAACCCGATCGACTCCTGGTCCGGCAGCGTGAGCTTCATCCACGGGCGCGCCGGCGAGGTGAGCCCGGCGTGCATGCCCGACTGCAGCGTGCGCGCCGAGAACCGGCCCGTCGAGTTGATGATGTTCTGGTTGCGCTTATCCCCGCGGTTGCGGTCACCCGAGAACCACCGCGTGCGCCGCGGCACGAAGTAGTCGGAGAGCTCGCGCCAGTGACTGTCGAAGGAGCTGCGATCGGAAAGCATCCGGCTGTAGAGGGCGTCGTAGCGGCTTCGCTGGGTGGCAGCGTCGCGCGGTGTGGGCATGGTCTAGGACCCCAGCAGCGTTTTGGGAGCGTAGCTGCCCCCAGGCCCCGGCATGCCCTTCTGGGCACCCGTCAGCACCGACCCGCCGGCCGCCGCACGTTTGCGGGCCCGCTCGCCGGCGGCGTAAGCCGACACCGTGTTCGCACTCGCGAGTTCGGACGTCGACGGTGGCGCGTCGGGCGTGGTCTGCTGTTTCTCCCAGTCGCTGCGCAGCATGGCCTCGCCGGTGATCGTGGCCCCGGGCGGGATCGGGCGACCTGCGGCGTTGCCTTGCGCTTGCGACACGCTGCCGACCGTGCGCCCGCCGGCGCCGCTCTTGCGATCCCCGGTCGCGTTGTAGACCGCGGCCCCGCCCGCCGCCGCCAAGAGGCCCACGATCGCCAGGGTTGTGAAGGTCATGCTTACCACCGCTTCATGAAGCTCGTCTCGACCGCCTGGTAGCCCCGGCGCTCATACAAGCGCCCGACAGACGGCTCATCAGAAGGCGCGCCCATTTTTAGGCACCACAACCCCTGGTGTCTAGCCCATTCTTCAGCTGCCGCCAGTAGTCGTGTCGCCGCGGAGCTTCCCCGACGGTCGGGGCGCACGAACCAGGCGATCTCTTCGGCGTAGCGCGTGCCCGTGAACAGGTGCGGCACGGCGGCCAACGCGATCATCCCGGCGACGCCCTCGGCGTCTTCCGCGAGGAACACCACGCCGTGTTGGCGCACGAGGGTGAACACGACCTCGAGCTGTTCGGGTGGGCCGGCGAAGGCATGGTAGGAGGTGGTCGCGAGGAACTGCCGCGCCAGCTCGAGGACCACGACCTGGTCCTCGAGTGTCGCTTCGCGGATGGTCACGCCTTGGGCCGTGGCTGCAGCACGGTGAACGCGTGCGCGTGGCCGAAGGCACGACCGCTGCCGACCCGCACCTCCTCGAACTCCGTCGGCATGAACGACGCGAGCTGCCCCAGGGCGGCGGTCAGCTGACGCTGGATGTAGCCTTCGCGCGCGGCGCTCTCCTTGCCGAGCAGGTCGAGACGCTGGCTCATGCTGACGAGCAGGGCCTCGAGCCCTTCCATGCGATGGAGCAGCCGTTCGTAGGTGCAGGGTGTGGGCGTGGCGGTGGGTTCGTCCGCGCGTTCCCGATACGTGATCTCGCCCGGCCTCAGGAACTCCTCGGGCGCCAGCGGGGGCGGGCAGTCGGGGCACGGCAGCACGTGCGCGACGTGCGGGTCATCCATGATCGTCTCCTCGAGTAAGGGCACCGGCACCCGGGCCGCCTCGCGCGCGAGACGCTTCTCGTGTTCGCGGCGGGCGTGGAGGAACCGGTGCGTGTGACAGACCTCGCAGTCGACGGCGTGCCAGTCGTCCTCGAGGTGCAGGGCGCCGCGCTTGCCCAGCTTCTGCTTGCAGAGCGGCGCCCCGGTGACGTCCTTGTGTCGGCGTGGGCGGGCCATCAGCCGACCGGAATGTATTTCAGCAGCAGCACGAAGATGACCAGGAGCAGCGGCACCCAGAGCGGTGGCTTCCCCCAGCCCGCGTTCGCCAGCGTCATGATGAGCGCCGCGAGCAGCAAGATGACGACGAGCGTGAGCACCATTGCGTCCTCCGTCAGCCAACCAACGCCCAGCCGCACGCGCGCAGGTAGTCACGGCGTCGGTTGGTGTCGGCCAGGGTCACGCGATTGCGCACGTGCCCCGTGGTATCGATCTCGTCAGCCACCGCGTAGAAGGGCCCACGTGGTGTGCCGCGTTCGAGATAGAACGGCGGCGTGCGCGTGTCGCTGCCCTCGGGCTGGTCCGGTGGCCAGCGATACGCGGGCCCGAGCAAGCGCGCACTGATCTGCCAGATGGAGTTCGGCTCGCTCTCCATCGGGAACGCGAACTCTTGGTAGATGACGTCCACGGCCTGGCCCGCCGGGCAGTTGTAGGTCTCCGTGCCGTCGCCCAGGTTGTTCTTGCCCCAGCCCCACTCGTGGCCGACGTAGCCCTTGTTCCCCACGAGCGCGCGCATCAGTAACCAGAACGCGCGAACCTCCTCGGGGAGCCACTCGTAGTTGCGCGAGAACACCCCGTCGTAGCCGGCCACATAGATGGTGAACTCGTCCAGGTCCTCGAGGGCGGCGTGCACCCGGGGGATGTTTTCCATCAGCCACTGGTGCCCGTAGGTGTCGCCGGCGGGATCGTTGTAGGTGCGCTCGGGCTTGCTCTGCCCGTCGCCGGCGCAGCGCAGGTCGATGAAGAAGTCATCGCGCACCGCTTCGTCCATCAACGCGTGGAGCGCGGGGAGGTCGTGACTGAAGTCACGCCCGGGGATGTTCGCGTAGACGTTCAGCCCGTCGTCGTTCTTGCGATACGCATAGCTCAAGGCCAGCGTGAGCCGGCGCTGGTTGGCGGCGCGCTTCGCATCGCGCACGCGCTGCCGATCGTCAGGCGACTCGAGCGACCCGTAGAACGCGTCGAACCAGGGCAGGCGCCCGAACTGCTTGGTGTCCACCCAGAGCCCTTGGAAGCTGCCGATCGAGGACAGGATGATGTCGCGCTGCGGGGCCGCGGGCCGCGGACGCAGG